AAATCGGCAGCGCGCCGTTCGCGTCCAGATTGATTGACAGGCCGATAAGATGACGGCTGCATGGCTTCGCGTCCGCTATCAGGCGCTCCAGCTCGTTATACATTTCCTCGGTAATGCCGGTATCAAGGACGCCCACATCAAGCCGGAACGTTCCTGGCGTCTCGTTAGTTTTCCACCACTCTATGATTCTGATGAGATAGCCCAGCGGCTCAACGACGCGCCGGATAGCACCTATCGTGCCCTTGTGCCGGTGCACGTACTGCGAGGCGGTAACCACGGCGCGCTTTGTCGATTCCGGCCAGGCTGAATCCCAGCGGTCAACTGACCACGCCCACGCCAGATAGGGCAGAAGCTCGACCGGGCAGGTTTGCGGATTCCATAATTGGCGCAGCGGCACGCTCATCGCGCCGGGGCTTGCCAGCGCCTCAGCGGCGGCAACCTCAAGCGCTGATGAGCCGGTCGGCAGCAGGCGATCACTCATCCGAGCCTCCCACGGTCAGCGTGTAGCCTGTGCAGTAAGCGGCCTGCGTTTTGTCGAGCACCACGTCAGCAGAAGGCTTGATAAGGTTGACGCGCTGCACGCCCTCAACGTGCATGGCGGCATAGAGCGCAGACAGGCGAATGTCGCGGCCGAGGCGCTTCTGTGCGCTGACAAAGGCGGCGAGCTTTGCCTCAGATGCGGCGCGGATCGGTTCAGCTTCCGGCCCCGGATAGAGGTACAGCTCGGCCTCGATTTCATAATTAACAATCTTCGCTGACTGCACACTCACCCGGTCTGCAACCGGGCGCACGTCTTCGTCATTGAGCGCAGCGTTAACCACGGCCAGCAAATCACCACCGGCCACGCCGCTGCCCTCACGCGCGAGCACTGTCACCGTAACCACTGCAGGCGATGGGCTGATGGCGGATGCATCGGCTACGCGGCCGTCCGCGCTTCTGGCGTGATACTCATATGCACCGGTCGGCCCGGCCACGCTCAGCCCTTCAAAGGCGGAGGCGATGCGCAGCCGGAAATCATCGTTACTTTCCATCACTGCTGGGGTCGGCGGTATGGCTGTATCATCGGCCGGAGTAATCGTCAGGCGGGTTACGCCATTGTTTGCGCCGAGGTGGTCAAGGTCGCCATCCAGTGCATACGCCACCATTACCGCCTGTCCCGCCTCGTTGATGCGCTGGCGCAGGATCAGCTCGCGGTAAGCGTTTTCCTGCAGCAGCTTAACGATGGGTTCTGATTCAAGCGTCAGCGTGCGGGCAACGGCCTCCTGCTGGTCAGCAGGATATAGGGAAATCAGCGTCGCCTTTCGCTCGGCCAGCAGGGTTTCATAGTCCAGCGCCTCCACCACGTCAGGCGCGGGCAGCTGGCTCAGGTCGATAGTTGCCATAGTCTCAGCTCACAGGAACGGTTAAAGAAAAAGGCTGCGCGCTGTCGGTGCGGTTGCCGGACAGCTCAACCACCATTGCGCCGTTGATATCCGACTCAAAGCTGATGGCGGTCAGCTTTACGCGCGGCTCCCACTTCAGAATTGCCAGATAGCAGGCCGACATAATCTGCAGGCGCAGCGCCTCGTTTTGCGGCTGGTCAATCAGCGCGGATAAAAGCGAACCATACTGGCGACGCATCACCCTGGAGCCGAGCGGGGTCAGGAGAATGTCACGCACCGACTGCCGGATATGATCAAGGTCGGTCAGCGCGCCGCCGGTTTCCCGGTTCATGCCGATATATTTTGCGGTTGTCATACTGGCGCTCCCGTTTTGCCGCCGCTGTCGCCCGGATGGATATGCGAGTGCAGCACCTTGCCGTTTGAGGACAGACTGCCGCCGGTATGCGTCACGTCGCCTTTCATCGTGCCGCCCTTAGTGACTTCCAGCTGCGCAGTTTTAAGCAGGGTTGTGCATTCCACTTCCGGCGAGTCGAACAGGATTTTTACCGCCGCTTTGATGGTTGCCGTCTGTATGCCAGTTGCGGTCAGTGCGCCGCTTTCCGGCTCGTACTCGATCACCGCGCCGTCAGGAAATGACCAGTGCAGCGCATCGGCCGAGGCCGACGGAGCCGGGTTGTCATCAGAGAAAATACCCGGCAGTACAAAGCCGGTATCGAGTTCGCCGCCGAGGCACAGCACAAGCACCTGCTCACCCACTGACGGCGCATTCCAGGAGCGGGTTTTACCCGCGCGGGCGCTCAGCCAGTGCAGCCAGCCGGTTGTGTTTTTTCCCGTATCGACACGGCACAGCCCGCCGTCAAGGTTGACGGCCGACACGGTTCCGATGCGGATCAGGTTGCGCAACAGGCGCTGAATTTCTGCGAGTTGTTCATTCATGGCGTTAGTTTCACGGCGGGATGAGGTGGCGGCAACGAATCGCCGCCCGCTCATAAATGGCAGGACAGATCAGCGCGAAAGCTGATTGATAATTTCCTGCTCTATCAGCTGCAGGTCGCTGTCACTGATACCCAGCAGAGGACGCGCCTCATACTGCACTTCTTTACCTTTACGCGATGGCCGGTCGCGCAGCCCGTAATGATGCACGCGGGCCATGCGCTGCACGTTGCCCGCAAACTCAATCACGGCCTCATTCGGGCTGGCCTGCGTTTTCATGTACTTAGCGGTGCGCAGCTTTGCGAACATTTCGCGCTTTATCCGGCCCTTTTTGCTACGCACCGGCTGCGTTTTGCGGGGCTTAAACGGCGTCCCATCTGGAGCCTGCTGTCGCTTGATGTTCTGCTGCTGACTCGCGCGCAGCTTGCGGCCAATGTTGCGCGCCATTTCTTTGCGGGCCGGGGCTGACAGGCTGCTGATAAGCGCCTCAAGCCGGTCATTTACCAGCTGCAGCTCGCTCATGTCTGCAACTCGCTGACCAGCTCGCCCTTAACGTAAAGCTGCACTGGCCGCGCGTCATTCTCTGGCAGCGGGTTCTCGCCGACGTGAGTCACGTGCAGCCCGTCGTCGGCCCGCTTTACGATCACGCGCTCGCTCAGCTGCAGCTCAATGCTGATATCGCTGGCCGTGTCGCTGATAACATCCGCCTGAAAGGTAAAGCCCGTCCGGCGCTTTTCCTCGGTTGCCATAATGTCGGGCTCATTGGTTCGTAGCCATGCCAGCAGCGGTACGATCAGCAGGTCAATGTTACCGGTGTAATCGGTGATAACCATGTTAAGCCGGTACTGGTATTCAAACGACAGCGAGCTGGCAAGCGTCGAGACGATGCGCCCGCTGTCGATAAACACGTTCAGCGCGTCAGGGTTTCGCTGCAGCTCCGGCACGCTGTCGGTCAGTGCCTGACGTAATTGTTGAGGTTTCAGCATCGTGTTGTTCCTGGCAGTCTTTGATGATTTCGACCTGCAGCCCGCAGGCGGCGAGCGCGGCCTCAAGCTGGCGATTATCCGCCGCCAGATCGCCCGCCGTTTTAAGGCTGTTTCCCGGCACCGGGCAGCTTGTCACGCGCGGACACCCAATCCAGATAATCTCTGGTGCTGCTGAAGGCCGGGCGGGTGTGCAGCCGGATAACATCGTCAGGCAGAGCAGCAGCAGACCAGTCACGCAGTATCGGATTCGCATCGGTTTCTCTCTGTATGGTCATTTCACGGTTAAGCGCGGCTGTGCTGGCGCGCCCCTGCATCAGCCGAAGCTCGGCCTCGCGTTTCTGGCTGGCCCTCGCGTCGGCATCCAGCCTGGCTATCGCTTTGTCGCGGCTCTCGATACCGGCCGACAGCGTACCGATAATGCGCTGCGCACTGGTCAGGTCGTCTTTTGCGACTTTCCACTGCCAGCCGGTCACGCCCAGCGCCAGCAGCGCCACGGCCAGCAAAGCGGCAATCAGGCGCGTCATGACACACCCCGCAGGCAGTAGGCTGTCTCCGCAGTGCGGCGGTTCTCCAGCCCGCGATTTCTCACTCCCTTAACGAACACCCAGCGCCGCAGCTCATTACAGGCATCAAGCCAGCGCTGCAGCCTGATATAACGGGCAAAGGTCGAGCTGCAGGCCGCGCGCACGCCGACATTAAAGGCAAAAGAAACGGTCGCGTCATAAACCCGCTGCGGCATTTCCACCGCCATACAGGCATCGATCCCGCGCTCGACGCGCATCACGTCATACACCAGATTAACCGCCGCCTGCCGCTCGCTGACCTGGCTTTGCGGCGTCACGCCCTCTGTGTGACCGATACCGTTCGTCCAGACTCCGGCACTGCACTGATAGGGCGAGGTGCGGCACCCCTCGGCGTTGGCGATGAGCGCAAGCCCGGCCTCGGACGTTTTCAGGGTTTTGAACTGTGGCAGCAGCGCGGCAATCGCCAGCACGGCCACCACGGCGCAGCGTTTAACGGTCTGGCTCAAGGCTCACCCCCCGCAGGCGCTGCAGCTCGTAGGTTTTACGGCGGTAATGCCAGTTGATAAAGAACGTCGCCACGTTAGTAATGAGCGTGATAACAGCCACGCCGGAACCGACCATAAAGGCGATATCCTGTGGCGTATGACGGCCGAACCACATCAGGATGAGGCCAATCAGGTAGTTGATCACAGAGCTGATTTTTTCCATTTTTAGTCCCACAGGTTAACCGTTTCACCTGCTGAAGATTCCGGCAGATCAGGCAGCGTCACCTCGCAGCCGTGCGGCAGTACCGGCCCGCTTTCGGCGAGGCCCGGATTAGCCGCGTAAACCAGTTCGACGGCCTGACCGGTACGCCCGTAATAGCGCTGACAGATTTCATCAACGGTATCGCCCTGCTGCGCGTAAACGTTCATCAGAGCAGATCCACAATGCAGCCGGGCTTACCGGCAATGCGGCTGATACTGAATCGCGCATCGCGCCAGTACTCGTCGGCGCTGGCCTCGATTTCGCCCGCCTTTTTCGTACCGCTGGCGTCATAGCCGCGATAGCGCTCAACGATGGTGGCGGCGGTCAGCGCGCCGACGGCTGCAAGGTAGGCCGCAATCTTTTCGCTCTCGCCGTCCAGCGATTCCGCAGGCACGTCGGCCAGCGCCTTAAAGCCCGCAGTCATCTGCGCGGCGCGCCAGTCGTACAGCTCGGCGTTAACTTCTGAAATCGCCGTCTTCACGGCCAGACGCAGGCGCTGCGCCGTGACCGTTCCCTCATAGCGCAGTGAATCGCGCAACTGCTGCAGGTCAACGTCAGGCCAGAAAAACGTATTCTTTACCGGCGGCTCGGCAGCGTCTGCCGGTCGCGGGGCGGGGATAACAACCGTGTTATTCATAGTCGGCCTTTGAAATAGGTGGGCGGTGGAGAACAGCGCAGACACTGAAAGTGCGTTGCCGTCCTGCCGCCCGTGCGCGGGGTCGCGTTCGGTCAGCGGCTGGCGATGGCCTGTTTTTTCATCGCCGTTCCCAGCCGCTCTATGTCTTTTTTGACGCCGCAGCCGTCGTGCAGCTGATGCGCCCTTGCAAGATGGGTCATCGCCTCCGAAGCCCTGCCCGCATCGCGAAGCACGTACCCGGTTATCTTGTGCAGCTTGGCGCGCACCTGATCGGGCATGTCTTCGGATTCCGTCATCGCAATGGTTGCCAGCAGCGGGTCAACATCGACCTGCGCTTTTGCCGTCCAGGCGCGCGTTGCCGCGCTGGCGACTTCCTCAGCCAGCAGATAAGGCAGGCTGGCGCGCTTAAAGCCGTCAGGCGACACAAGGCTATGCTCTAGGGCGTACCGGGCAATCTCCAGCGCGCCGGTCACGTCGCCCGCATCGAGCCGCCAGATCATGACGCTCATCAGCACGGCATCCTGTGCGCCTTTGCCTTTCTCCAGCACGCCGGACACCCACGGCAGGTACTCAGGCAGCAGCTGACGCTTCATTTCCGCCTTGCGCTCGTTAGAGTGCACTTTCTTCAGGCGGCGCTTATCGTCGTTCAGCTTGATGAGCATCTGCTCATAGCCGCTGGCGTGGCGCAGCGGGTTGTCAGCGTTCTGCGAGGCTTCGATAGCCTGCTGGCGCATGCGGTGACGTCGGGCAGGGCTTAACATGCGTTACGCCTCCGTTTTTTCGGTGCCGTCAGCGCTGCCGCTTTCTGCCGCCGCTTCCTGTGTTGTGGCTGCAGGTGCAGCGAACTCGCCTACTTCGATGTTTTCAACCAGGCAACCGGCCGCATAATCCTCGATCACGTAGTCCTCGTTGATGGACTCATAGTTCTCGATGCGGTCGCGCTTCGGCACCTCGTCAATCAGGCGGCGGTGCGTGCCTTCCTGGAAGTAAATCGACAGGTTATCGGTGCGGGTGATAAACATGGCGTCGGCCGGGAAGTACGGCACGCGCACCGCTGGCAGACCGCCGATGCGTTTCTGACTGATAATGACGTCAGCGGCCAGCTGCTCGGTGTTGGCCTGCGACTGGTTGACGATCGGGAAGTATTTATCAGCCAGCAGCTGACGGCCCACGATAACAACCAGCTCCGGGTCTTCCTGATACCACGGCTCGATCAGGGTGTTGGTGGCATCCATCACCAGCGCATCGAGGCTGGCATAGTCGCCGTTTTTGCCGACGCGGATTTTTTCAGAGACGACGGTGCCGTCTTCCTCGGTGATTTTGCTCATCACGCGCGCCGGGGCATCGTTGCGGTACTTCTGCAGCCAGCCTACGGCCACGTCCTGTAGCATCGGGAACTTGGCGCGGTTTGAGGTTTTGGCACGGGTCACACCATTGAAGCCGATCATGATGCGGTCAAGTGCCTGGCGCTTCACGATGGCGTCACGCAGACGGGCCTGAAAATCTTCATAGCGCGCCCACAGGTCGAGGGTGTTATAGCGGATGTGGAAATCATAGTTGACCTGCACACACTCATAACCCTGCTTATCCAGCGCGGCGAAATCAGCGGTTTCGCGCTCGTCGCCGCCTGCCGTGTCGGTCACGCTGGCAATCGAGCCGGATACGCCGATCCCGATTTTCTCGCCCTTCATTTCGGACACCGGCACGATGTTGATGCGGGTCAGGAAATCGGAAGACTCCTGCACGCGGTTCATCAGCGTCTGAGTGACCGACGGCTCAACGGTAAATTTCTTGTTCATGTCGTCGGTTTCGACGCCGTTCAGCTCGGCGAGGCGGGTCATGAACTGGTTAAACTTAAAGCGGGTATTCTTGCGCATTGGCGTTCCTGTTTATCTTTGTGTTGGGTTTTAACGTTCAGGCCACGCCTGATTAGCAGTCGGTCTGCGCGCCGGACTTCGGATCGCTGCCGGTTGCCGCCGGGCGGCGGTTAAAGCTGCCGTCGGTCTGCGAAAGCTGGCCCTGCAGCGCAGCGAAAGCGGCGCGGTCTTCCCCGGCCTGCTGCTCGATAGCCTCAAGGCGTGCGCTGACGGACTGCTCCAGCGCCGACAGCTCCTGCGCCTGACTCTCCGCGTTCAGCTGCACCTGCTCGGCGACGGCCGTTACTGCCGCGCTGACGTCGGCGAACTGCTCGCCGTCGGTTTTCTTTTTCGCAGAGAACATCGCCGAAATGCGCGCCAGCAGGGACGGAGACGGCTCCGCTGCTTCTTCAAACTCGATCACGGTTTCTTCTGCGGCGGTAAAAAGGTTGCCTTTATCCAGCTTGCGGGACGCCAGCGGATTAACTTTTGCCGTGGCGCTGAAGCTCAGGATTTCCGTGCCGAGGCTTGCCGGGTCGTCGGTGACGGCCAGGCCGACGAGATACGCCTCGCCCGTGTCGGCGAACTCCGGGTTAACTTCAATGGAGGTGTAGATTTTCTGGCGCGCTTTGGTCAGTTCGACCAGCTCAGGCGTCGGATCAATCCAGCCGAACAGCGCCAGCTTGCCTTTGAGCGGGCCGTCGCCGATTTCTTCAGCCTCGACGGCGGTCACGTCACCAAAGCGGCGGAAAGTACTGTCAGCGGCATAGCCCCGGATGTGCTCCATGTTGATGCGGGCGCCGTACATTTCCGGGTTGTAGTTTTTCGCCATCTGCGAAATCCAGTCGCGGGAAATGACACGGCCGTCGGTGGTTGCGCCTTCAACTGCGATACGAAAACGCTTTGATTTGATTGCTGCCATTAATCAGGCTCCGGTCAGGTGTTGGGTCGGTTCGGGGCCAGTTTCCCCGTCGCCACACAATCCCTCAATGAATGCCAGCCCGCTGATGCATCAGCAAACAGGGACAGCAGGCGCGCCATTTTCGTCACCGGTAGCCTTGCCGGTATGAAAACGACACCGACAACCATCATCAGCGATCCGCGCCGTCAGGCCGCGCTGCTTTACTGGCAGGGTTATTCCGTGCGCCAGATTGCGGAGACGCTCGGACAGAAAACGCCAACCGTGCAGAGCTGGAAACTGCGCGACGCGTGGGACGACGTTGCGCCCATCAGTCGTGTTGAATCCAGCATGGAAGCCCGGCTGATCCAGCTCATCATGAAAGAGGTAAAGGGGAATGGTGATTACAAAGAGATAGACGCGCTCGGCCGTCAGATTGAGCGCCTTGCCCGCGTTGAGCGCTACCGCAGCAGCGGCAACGAGGCCGACTTAAATCCGAACGTACGCAACCGCAACAAAGGCGAGCGCCAGCCGGTTGTTAAAAATGAGTTCAGCGAGGAACAGACAGACAAGCTGACCGGCGTGTTTATGGATAACTGCTTTGAGTATCAGCTCAACTGGCACCGCGCAGGGCTGACTCACCGCATCCGCAATATCCTGAAGTCCCGCCAGATTGGCGCAACGTTCTACTTTGCCCGCGAGGCGCTGATAGACGCGCTGACCACCGGCCGCAACCAGATATTTCTTTCGGCCAGCAAGGCGCAGGCGCACGTCTTCAAAAACTACATCATCGACTTCGCCCGCCAGGCTGACGTTGACCTGAAAGGCGATCCCATCGTGCTGCCGAACGGCGCGCGCCTGATATTCCTCGGCACGAACGTGCGTACCGCGCAGAGCTACACCGGCAATCTGTACCTGGACGAATATTTCTGGATACCGAAATTCCAGGAGCTGCGCAAAGTCGCCAGCGGCATGTCGCTGCACAAAAAGTGGCGCACGACCTACTTTTCCACGCCGTCGGCCCTGTCGCACAGCGCCTATCCGTTCTGGTCGGGCGAGCTGTTTAACAAGGGGCGGCGCAGCAAAGATGATCGCATCGAGATAGACCTGTCGCATTCTCACCTGGCAAAAGGCGCGCTGTGCGGAGACGGACAGTGGCGGCAGATTGTCACCGTCGAGGATGCACTGACCGGCGGCTGCAACCTGTTCGACATTGACCAGCTGCAGCTTGAGTACAGCCCGGCGGAATATCAGAACCTGCTGATGTGTGAGTTTGTCGACGACGAGGCAAGCGTGTTCCCGTTCGCCGAGCTGCAGAGCTGCATGATCGACAGCCTGGAAGAGTGGGAAGACTTTAACCCGTACCTGCCGCGCCCGTTTGCTTACCGGCCGGTCTGGATCGGTTATGACCCGTCGCATACCGGCGACAGCGCAGGCTGTGCGGTTATCGCGCCGCCGCTCGTTCCGGGCGGTAAATTCCGCGTGCTGGAGCGTCACCAGTGGCGGGGCATGGACTTTGCCGCGCAGGCAAAATCAATTGAGGACTTAACGAAAAAATACACTGTGGAATATATCGGCGTGGATGCAACCGGCATCGGCCAGGGCGTTTTTCAGCTGGTACGCCAGTTTTACCCGGCCGCGCGTGAGATCAAATACTCGCCGGAAGTGAAAACCGCAATGGTACTCAAGGCGAAAGACACCATCAGCAGCGGGCGGCTTGAGTATGACGCCGGGGCGACTGACATCACGCAGTCGTTTATGGCTATCCGCAAAACCATGACGGCCAGCGGCAACCGCTCAACCTATGAGGCGAGCCGCAGCGAAGAGGCCAGCCACGCCGACGTCGCCTGGGCCATCATGCACGCACTGTTAAACGAACCGCTTACCGCAGCCAGCGGCGGCGCTAACCCCTCAATTCTGGAATTTTACTGATGAGCAAACGCAGAGGCCGCAAGGCTCACACCGCCACCGCGCAGCCGGTACAGGCAACCGCACCGCAGCAGCACGCCGAGGCGTTTACCTTTGGCGACCCGACACCGGTTATGGATAAGCGCGACATTCTGGATTATGCAGAGTGCATCGGTAACGGGCGCTGGTTTGAGCCGCCGATCAGTTTTAGCGGGCTGGCTAAAAGCCTGCGCTCGGCCGTGCATCACAGCTCGCCGATTTACGTAAAGCGCAACATTCTGGCATCAACGTTTATTCCGCACCCGATGATGAGTCAGCAGGAGTTCAGCAAGTTTGCGCTTGATTATCTGGTCTTCGGTAACGCCTTTGCCGAGCTGCGCCGCAATGGCCTGGGTAAGCCGCTGCGCCTTGAAACCACCCCGGCCAAATTCACCCGCAGGGGTGTGAAGGATGGCGTTTACTGGTTTGTGAATGACTGGAAAGAGCCGCACGAATTTTCGGCTGGCAGCGTGTTTCACCTGCTGGAGCCGGATATTAATCAGGAGCTTTACGGCCTGCCGGAATACCTCAGCGCGCTTAACTCAGCCTGGCTGAATGAGGCGGCAACGCTGTTCCGCCGCAAGTATTACCAGAACGGCGCACACGCCGGTTACATCCTGTATATGACCGACGCGGCGCAGAGCAGCAGCGATGTTGACCGGATGCGTCAGGCGATGCGCGACACAAAAGGGCTGGGTAACTTCCGCAACCTGTTTATGTACGCGCCAAACGGCAAGCCGGACGGGATCAAGATTCTGCCGCTCAGTGAGGTGGCGACGAAAGACGATTTCTTTAACATCAAGAAAGCCAGCCGCGACGACCTGTTAAGCGCGCACCGCGTGCCGCCGCAGATGATGGGGATTATCCCGGACAACTCCGGCGGATTTGGTGACGCGGTGAAAGCGTCTCAGGTGTTTGTGCGCAATGAACTGACACCGCTGCAGGAGCGTCTGAAGGAGATCAACAATTGGATTGGCGAAGAAGTGATATTATTCAGAAAGTATGAGCTTTCCGAGCCATAAAAAAAGGGTTCACTTCAAAAGTGAACCCTTTTTAATATATTAATCAATTAGTTCGAACTCATTATGTAAGTCGAACATCTCACGTTGATCGCGAGAAACTTGACCAGTGAACTTACACAACAAGCGGTAGTTATGTGGAGCATCGTTACTAATCTTCTCTACGGTCAATGAGATAGCCTTAGAGTCACTAAGTAATAGATTTTTAATCACTTTGGCAAAGTAACGGGGGCAATAACCAACGATCTCTGCTGGCTTATCGGCACGAACTACCACTGCTTCTGAGTCATAACCATTTTGTAGATCGAGGCAAAGCCTCAGAGTCTCACCTTGCTGAAGTTCAGATACGCGGTAGTTAGCACTTTCACTCAGATAACTCAGACCGTGCAAGAAAAAATAATGCTCGAAACTGCCATCATCTTTTAGCTCAATCTTTTTGAAAATCTGCAAGTTATCAGTGCTTCTCATGCCACCTGTACGAGCAAGAATATCAATTGGGTTGGCATCCTCATTATCTAAGCCCAACCACGACATAAATCGAGGGTACTCGGGGCGTCGTGGTGATAGCAGCCGATTTTTGAATAATGGGAACAAATCTTCAGACACGTAAGTATCACTTACGTCATTCATTCCACTAAATTTTGTGAACTTGGATGACGACAATGCGCCCTTAGTGTACTTGAAGACATAACCGGGTTTACGTTCCTGCAAATTGCCAACAACATGCCAATCGCGGGTATCTGGCGCCTGCCATGCAACATAAACTGAGTTAAGGTTAGTCATCTTCTAGTAGCCTTCTTCTATTTTCCATAACCATCAGGGTTGAGAATCGACGGGCGCTCTCAGAAATGCATTCTGACGGCACGTCATTGAAAACCTTGGTTATGGACGCTTCTGTCAAGCTGCGTAGTTGAGTGAGCCAATGTTGATTAGCGGCATCTCGTCCATCTACAGCTTGCCTGTATGCATCGACTGTAAGCAATCGTCGTTTGTCTGTTTTTGTTTTGAAAAGCTCTGACCTTGCTTTACTGACGAAACATGGTATCTGACGGTTTTTATCTCTTGTGCTCATGCGCTCTTCGCGCTCAGCATCAAGCATCTCTCTTCCTAAGCTAGCTGCATGATCGTATGTAGGACATAAAAATTGCTCTCCAGTTTCATTATTAAGCATAATCGCCCAATTTTCATGATGCCGGTCTTGATTGCTTATGAGTGCATCGAGCATAAGGTAACCGCAAAAAACGTCCGCAGCGTTTAAACCACCGAGATTGTAACTGCTTGGAGGTGGCTGAATGGCGTGCTTCTCTAAACAAGCCAGTACCCTGCTAACAGTATGTTCTCTTGTGCGGACTGGTTTTTCACCTGGTTGTATGGGTTCCGGATAATCCGAAGATGTGCTGTGGAGCACTTCGTTGCCCATTACCATTCGGCATTGCTCAGGAATCATATTCGGGGTAATGATACCCAATCGGCCATTAGTCTGAGCTAGCTCATATTCAGCATGGGGAATACCCAAAAGACTGCATAACTCAGCAGCGCACCTTTCCGACCAATGCTCGCCAGTACCGGGACGCGAGTACTTAAATAGCCATGGGTTGGTTTCTTTATCAACATAGTGGAACCAAAATTTCTCTTTGGTGCCCAACTGCTCAATGTCGCTAGCTACTGGCGTAAATTGGATGAAATCATAAGGCATTGCAATTCCCTGCATGCTTCATCTGAAGTTGAGGGCCGACATTTTACAGCCAAATATGATAATTCCCAATGGTTATTGAATGTATCATTTAACTGTATTTATATACAGTCAATTCGTGCTATCAGCGAAACCATGCATTCCGCCGCCTCAAGCGCATTCTGGATGGAGCAATCTCAAGCACACTCAAACTTCATCGCTCATCTTTATGCCCGCATCCGTGAATCAGGCGCAGCCTCCACATACATGTTTGCACCCCTCGCGCGCAATGCTATCCCCGCCACGCCTGCCCGCTTTGTGCATCGCTTTTAATGCAGTTGCATGCACATAGCAAAACAGCGCCATTACTGGCGCTGCAGGGTGTTTCAGTGCTCTAAAAATTAATGCGAATCCATGCGCGTTATGCATGCATGACTCATTTACCTATCAGAGCGCCTGAAATTTCGAATTAAGAAGCGCTTTCACATTTCAGCTGCTGAAGAAAAAGGATACCTTCACGAAGAGAAACGGGCTGCGGTAACTCGATCATAAAAACAAAATCGTAAGTCCTGCCGAGCCAGAACCCACCTCCGGCTTCTTTAGGGCGCTGAAAGAAAACCCAGCCGCCGGGATGAAAGCATTCCAGATAATCGCCCCGGTAAACTATCTGATAATTAGTGTCGCTTCCGGCCATTTGCTAACGCCTCGCAATGCTCGTTGTTCAACCGTGCCGCCGCCAAAATCAAGATTTTGGCATCAGCCCGGTTATCAATGCAGCCAGCTGTCATCTTCCCAGACGTTCTGTAGCAGGTCATTTATCCTGCGCCGGTCTTCGTCAACTTTTACACCAGGCATTTCAATTTTGGTGTAACTACCTTGCCGCACCTGCACCACTGCATCAGGAAACAGCGCAGTTACGCGTTTATGTACTTCTTCCCTGAAAGCATTTACCACCGACTGACTGATTTTCTGATTCTTATCGATCATGATTTCAATACGCATAATTTCAAATCTCGATTTTATTTATCAATCGGCACAGCCGAAAAAACGACCGAAAACTGTTGATTAGCCATTGAGGTATTACGCGCCAATTCAGCGATAAGACTCAAAGCGATCACCCTGTCCTGCTCCCTGCAGATCCCTTCAGAAGTAAGCCGCGCAATCAGTTCTACCCGCTCAAGCATCACTCGCTCTTTTAAACCATTATCCATGTGCCCTCCCCACTAAAACACTGTCTATTTATACAGTAGCACAGCATTTACAGGTTGATAAAGTAAAATGTCCTAGCCTGATTAATTTTTTATCTCGCTGATAAGGAAGATTTTTATCTACACATTCCGTTAAATCGGAGCTTGGCATAACAACAATCAGCTGATCAGTGATTGCTTAGGAATTTCCAACATCAGCACATTATTTTTATATATTTTTTCGGTGCTTTTCTGCTAATCGGTTAAATCGTTCTAATGCGAAAGACTGTTTCGGCTCCAGTATTGGGCGGGCCAATTCTCCATTAGGTAAGCTGCGGAACATTTGACCAGCGATTTTAGTCTGCGTGCCGCCAATCAGACGCACGGCCATCCCGCGACTGATGGTTTCACCGCTTAAATCTCTCACCTGGGCTATTACGTTGTCGCACGCAGCTTCAATCTTGTCAGACCGCCTCAGCTTCAGATGCCGCTTTTCTGGCTTCTGCACCCTTATCCGGCTTAAAAGCTGACGCCGTTCCTTTCTGCTCATGCCGTCCAGGTCGATTTTTTCGAAACTTTCCGGCGGGTTCGAATCCTCAGATCTCAAACCTCCCGTACAGTTATTGACAGAACTCCGAGAGGACGCGGGCGCGTCCTTAAATTCAAAACCCAATTCAACGGCACGTTTCGGGACAATCTTCCATTGCATCAGACGGGTTAAAATTGGCGTATCGTCGCCAACTTCAGTTGCGTAAACACCCTTAATACGCACGGTTTCCTCTCCGTACTCATTCATGTCTTCGCTTGCCTGATACCAGGTGCGCACAGCCAGCTCGTCGCGGCGCACGAATGGGCCACCCTGCGCGTTAACGTATCCGGCCCAGTCTCCTGCGTCGGCGGCGTCATGCGCGGCCGCAAACTCAACGCTCAGGCCGTGCGCGGTTTCGCTGTCTGCCATGCGGCGCAGCTCGCGGTAAACCGTGACCGGCGCACCGCCTACAAACTGAAATTGCCGGATGTGCCAGCGTGCCGCCCAGGCAGAAACGGCCGAGGCGGTTTCTTTCAGATCTTTGCCGCTCTCGTCGTCTGTCTCACCATCCAGCGCATAACCATCAATATTTTTGGAAATGTATTTAGCAACGTAACCCGTTGCGCTGCCTTTCTCCGGGTCGATAGCCTCGGCGTGAAAACGGGCCTTACGGGCCTTGTCGGTTGTCAGCTCGCTGCCATCTTCCTGCCAGGCGTAGTCGCGCATAATCTCGCGCACGCGCTCAGCCTGCTCCGGGCGCATAAACATGAGCATGTGCCAGTGTGGGGTCGCATCATGATGAGGCTCAGCAACACGGATCCCGAAGATGCGGATTTCTTCACGGTGCAGCTTGGCGCGGATTTTCTGCCAGACACTGCAGAGATAACGCTGCGTGTCTGCCGGGCTGGCACCGTTCCATTTGCGGTTACGATGCCCGGTTTTGATTGTGGCGTGATAGCGCGCCGGGGCTGTAAGCGTATAGAACTCGCCGATAAAGCCCATTTCATTGCAGATGTTTTCGAAGCCACGAATGCGGGTCATCAGCTCGCAGCGGCGGATCGCCGGGTTGGCCACACTGCCGTCGTATTTCTCGATTAGGCTGATGCGGTTGCCTTCCTCGTCTTCCAGCTCCATTCCTTTCAGAAATTCACGGGTGCGGCGCTTCTGCTCGCGCCACTCTGAAACGGTCATGCTGCTGGCGTAGGGGGTGTGCTTTTTGCTGACGTTAGCCAGAGCGATCTGAAGGTGCTCACGCCATGATGCGGCCACGCGGCGCAGTCGGCCTTTCCACCATTTTTCCATCTGCATACGCATGATCGCCGGGGTAACCTCCTCCGGGTCAAACAGCCGTGACGTGACTTTATCCCACAATGGCGGCGTCTGGCTCAGCTCGCGGGTGATGGTGGCGGCGGTCATGTAAACGCGGTGCGTGTATTTGTAATCTGATTCGTCGGTGGCCTGCGCGTGTGCCTGTACCAGCTCGGCGAGGATGAAATTAGCCACATCTCCGGCAAGTAAATCGACGTCGGCGCGCGCCATATCCGGCAGGCGGTTAAAGCGGCGCATGAGTTCCCACAACTGACCGCCCGCGCTGGCCGCGCCAGACTGTTTATTGGCATTACCTGCCAGCAGGTTAAATACGCCGCCGCTCATTTCATTGAGGCGATATTGAGCGTTAACGGTTTCAACGCGTGGCAATGTGCGCTCAACGAAAGTTTTCGTTAAGTACGCATTGGCACGATCAATACCCTGTGTTTTTTCCAGCTCACTGACCCGGCGCTTTACATCGATCTGGATAAGGGTCGGCTGCTTTTCGAGTAGCTCCTGCGCACGCGCTAAAGCCGCAATCATCTGACTGCGGCTGTGCATTTCCTCATAGGTGGGGTACGGACTGGCAATGGCTTCCCGTGGAGCATTCCACGGGAAAGCGTATTCCTGAATCATTGAGCCGCCTGCATTTCTGCAGTCCATTGAGAACCTGCTAATCCAGAAAACGCAGGGACTGCGACAGGCTGGCGCACTGCAATGATTTCAGATGCGCGCTTGCTTTTACCTGCGGCAATGCCAACCGAACGGGCTACGCTGATGCTGGTGATATCGAAAGCGCGAAGAATGCTGCGGGTGTAGAGAGTGTCGCTATTAGAAACCACAACCGGGCAGCGCTCCGAGACGTCAAGCAACATGCTGACAAGATCATGATGCTCATCTTTGTCAAAACCTGCAGAGTGATATTCCGCGAACGTACCGTCATAAGGCGGATCGCAATACACCACATCGCCAGTCTTGGTCAGGCGCAGCGTTTCGCGGAAGTCAGCGCAGATGAACGTCGCGCGCTGCGCTTTCTTCGCGAATGCTTCTATCTCAGCCAGTGGGAAATATGGTTCTGCGTAGTTACCAAACGGGATGTTAAATTCACCACGCTTGTTATAGCGGCAAAGACCGCGATAGCCATTGCGATTCAGATAGAGGAAGTAAGCGGCGCGCTCCAGTAGAGGCAATGACGGATTATGGTTAAACGCCTCACGGACGGTGTAATAGCTTTCGCCGGTCTTGTTCTGATTGAATAGGCTGGCCGCAACAACGATAAACGGGCGGGTATGCTCCTTAATCTGGCGATAGAGGTTGATGAGATCAGGGTTTATATCTGCAACCAGATAGGCCGGGTAATCAGTGCTCATCATTACTGCGCAGGAACCGGCGAAGGGTTCGACCAGGCGATCACCTTCAGGCAGGTGCGTCAGCAGTTCCGGCATTACGCGGGACTTGTTGCCCGCCCATTTCAGGATCGTGCTCATACAGCACCGCCTTCGGATGCATTTGCGCGCTTTTCTTCCTCGCGCATACGAATTTTATATTCGGTTATTCTTTGCTCGCGAAGTGGGGAAAGAACAGAATAAATCTCCTGACAACCAATTATTAAACGGCTATATATGCCCGACAATTGACCTAACTCGCTTATTTCTTTTTGGTGCTCAGCAATTCCAATGCAACCACTAATGAGATCGCGAGTTAACAGGATTTCGGATTTGTAAATAGCGACTACTTCGGACACCCTTACACGCTTGCCCTCAACCATTCGCCACACCATTCGGCTTAAAACATAATCCCCGTTTTTTGCGACAGAAATATCGTGAGTATCGTTAATTGAAAGCATTGAGTTTCTCCTTAAGTTCCTGACATTCCACGCAGCGAGTCACACCGTTAATGGCACGGCGGCGTGCTTCGGGGATTGGCGCGTCGCAGTCTTCACAGAAAGAAGCCGCAACGCTGACCGGGCGGTTAACCACGCTGGCGATGTTGCGCGCCAGCAGCTCGTCGGCGCGAGCCTGCGCAATGTCCATTGAATCGGCCATCAGTGGATCGCCTCCTGCGCTTCGGTCTGATAACGCTCGGCTTCCTGACGCAGCAGCTCGGCGGCTTCAATACCGCTCAGCCCTTTTTGCTGAATACGCATAGCAATCTCAGTTAAGTGGCGAGCTACCTGCAGGCCTCGCTCGGCGCGTTCTTCAGCACGGGCAGATGTGATGATTGCGGAAAGCTGCTCAACGTCGGCGTCAAATTTTCTTATCTCTATATTTTGCATTTCACTTTCTCCAGAATTTAGGCAAAAGAATGCCCGGCGGGTTTACGCCATTGATTTTTGGATTTTATTTACTCAGGTAAAAAACAGTCTGCGGTTGAAAACTGGCGAGGTAAAATGCTGCCCCATCGTGCCATCTTATTCATGGCAATAATAATCAGCCTCCTGCGGTTTTCTTCGAAATACTGGAATGGCTTTCCTATCTCATCCGGTTTAAAACTTTTCGGGCTTTCACGGTTTGCCAGCGTAAGTACGCAGAATTTAAACTCGTCATTTTGATGATTAAAATAACGCAATGCGGCGTTAGCGTTATTGTCACGCATCTGACGCCATTTTTTGCGAAATTCATCAAACGTCATTGGCTGAATTTTATCAACGCGAGCGCCCATTAAATGAATTTTGGAAAAACTGGCGGGCGCGTGTTGCTTTGGTACTTCCCATAAAACTTTCATATTAGCCACCGAAAATACGACGCAGGCGTTGGAAATATCCGGCGCGCTTTGTTGTGATGCTATTCAGCAGTTCCCGCTGGCTTTTACATGGATGCCACGGTCTGCCGTTCTCGCCCATGATCCAGCCATTGCCGTAGGACATTGACGGACTCTGGCGCTTAAGTTGTGCCGCAAATGAAATCATCGTGCGCCCTCAGCTGATACCAATCGAAGCACCCAGCCCGCTGATAGCGTCAACGGTTGAGGCTAAGGTCGGGTTAGAGTGAACGCGTGCCTGCACAGTCAGCGCGGCCAGCATCATGCAGCGAATACCAGTGTTTGCGGCCTCCAGAATACTGCGGCGGCATGTTGCAGTTATCCGCTCCGGGTTTGCGGCACTGGCGGCCATGCTTCCGACTTCAGCTGTCGCTTTCAGTACATAAGACTGAAACTTGTCTTTTGCCAGCTCATTAACTGGTACGCATGGCAGGCAATGCAGTTGTGCCAGCGCGCCGTCTATCAGCGTGGCGTCTTCGGTCAGATCGGTAAGTAATAGCAACTCTGGAACAGTCAGTTGATGAACCTGATCCGGGTTCAGCTTGTTGCGCAGGGTTTGTGCTTTCATTCCTGCTTGCTGCGCCAACTTAGCCATGCCGTGCGTCAGCGCAAACTTGCGGCAGGCGTCGTCATAGTGGTTATGGGTGGAAGTCTTAAAATCAAACATGTGCGAATCTCCCTATTCACTTAATGTGAATTAGCCGCCAATAATGAGCTGAAAACGAGAGTGACCAAAAGCCTTACGAAGCTGCTCTTCTTTCCAGCGAGCGTAATAAATGCGAATAGGCCCGCCAGCTCTTTTGCATCCTTTACGGATAGAGCGAGCCTCAATTGGTAAACGCGGGTTGTCGCCGGTTGTCCAACGATAAACAGTACGCAGGGACACGCCCTCCAGCTCAGCAAATTGCTCAGTGGTTACGATAGGAGCCGGAACTTTGAAGATTGCGATTTCAGAAGCCATATTGCATCATTCCTCTTTTGTATGTTTCTGCCATTGATTGCCAAAGTTTTGCCGACGTTTGCCATCAATTGCCTAATTCATAGCGATACTAATGCTAATTTTGGTATTGCGCAACATAGGAATACTAATTTTAATGCTTAATTCTAATTTTAATAACGAGGCGTTACTAAATAGGATCTGTGAGGTTTACGGTTTTACTCAAAAAGTTCAGCTAGCTAACCACTTCCAAATCGCCGCCAGCTCTCTTCAAAACCGCTATACACGCGGCAATGTGTCTTACGACTTTGCCGTGCACTGCGCTTTAGAAACTGGTGCTGATCTTAAGTGGCTTATGACTGGTGAGGGGGCAGTGAATCCCACTGGAAGCGAACCAGATCAATCTGTGAGGCTGGAGTTATTTACATTAAGCGAGGGAAAACTAACTAAAGTTAGCAATCTAAGTATTGATCAGGACTTGTTTGGTAAACCGCTTAAGCGCGCGGTCTGCGTCAGGAATGAAGGAAAAAGCTACATTGTTGAACAAGAGGCTTCTTTAGCTGATGGCCTCTGGATTGTAGATGTCGAAAGCTCAATCAGCCTTAGAGAGATAACCGTTCTGCCAGGAAGAAAAATTCATGTCGCAGGCGGAAAAATTACGTTTGAGTGCGGCATTGATGATATCAAGCCTTTTGGCCGCGTAATTGGCGTGTACAGCGAGGTGAACTAATGACCGTGCGCAAACTTTCTCAAGGTGGCTGGATAAGCGAGGTCTACCCTAACGGGCGAGATGGCAAGCGTATCCGCAAAAAGTTTGCGACTAAAGGTGAAGCGTTAGCATTTGAACAGCATGCTACTCATCAGCCCTGGAATGAGGAACAAGCAGATCGCCGCACACTAAAAGACCTTATCACCTCTTGGTATAGCGCACACGGCATCACCCTTAAAGACGGCGAAAAGAGAAAGCTTGCAATGACTCATGCTTTTGAGTGCATGGGCGAGCCGCTTGCAGTTGATTTTGATGCTCAAATGTTTTCACGCTACAGAGAGCGACGCCTCAAAGGTGACTTTGCTCGTTCAAATCGCGTTAAGGAAGTTTCTCCCCGCACGCTAAATTTAGAGCTGGCATACTTCCGCGCCGTATTTAATGAACTCGGCAGGCTCGGAGAGTGGACAGGTGAAAATCCTTTACGACACATTCGCCCTTTTCGAACTGAAGAAAGCGAAATGGCTTGGTTGACACATTCTCAGATAGAACACCTGCTATCTGAATGCCGCAATAGCGATCAGGCAGACTTAGAAACCGTTGTAAAAATTTGCCTTGCTACAGGTGCAAGATGGTCAGAAGCTGAAGAATTGAAAAGAAGCCAAGTAACAAAAAACAAAATTACATATATAAAAACCAAAGGTCGAAAGAACCGGACTGTCCCTATTACAGATGCAATTTATAAAATAATTCCTGAAAAAAAAACTGGTCGATTATTCGCTGATTGTTATGGTGCCTTTGGCTTTGTTGAATAAATCGAACTTTTGCTGATTTGAAGGATCAGATCACGCATCTTCCCGACAACGCAGACCGTTCCGTGGCAAAGCAAAAGT